GCCTTTCGCGAGCAGCGGCGCGGCGCTCTGCCACGACTTACCCAACGCCATCGCCATCACGGCCGCTCTCTGCATCGGATCGTCCAGCTGCAGGAACAAATCCGACAACTGCTTGAACGCTTCGAGCGGCTCTTTCGCCGTAATCCCGAGCCGTCGATACTTCTCCTCGTCGGCGCCGATGCGTCGCGACAATCGGCTAACCGCATCGGCAACGCTACTCAGGCTGCCGCCGGACTGCTTCGCGGCAAGATCAAGCCCCGAGAGGTCGCGTATCGATATATTCGTCTGGTCGCTCAGGTCGCGAAGATTCGCCTGCGCGTCGATGCTGCCCTTGATCATCCGCGTGAACACGACCGCGCTCAGGCCAATGCCTAGCGCGCCGAGCGCACGCTTCGCCATGTTCACCGACCGCTCGACGCTGGTCATGGAACTTCCGACCATGCCCTTGACCTTCGTCATGTCCGTCTGAAGACGAGCCAAGTTCGCGAGCATGGTGATCTCCAGCGTGCCAGCGCTCGCCATTACAGCGTCCCTCCAAGATGCAACGTGCGCTTCATGTTCACGTATTCGTCATAGGCTTCATCGGTGGTCAGGAAGGTGGTTGAGTAATGATTCTTTCCTTTCGTTCTGACTATGGCGCGATAGCCGCGTCCAGATCGCGACACGCCCAGAACTCCAAGCCTGCTGCGTCGAGTCGCTTTGCGCACGTTTTGTTGATTGGGAAAGTCGGATGCTTCCCGCAGGTTTGCAAACCTGTTGTCAGAACGAACTGTGTTCCTGTGGTCTATTTCGACGAGCGGCCACGCCCCCGTCATATAAAACCACGCGAGCCGATGCGCGTAGTGCGGGACTTTGGAAATGGTGACGGTCATGTAGCCGTCCTTCTTTCTCAATGCCCCTGCAATCGCTCCCGCAGCAACACGCCGCGATGGCTTAACGCGCCACGTAAACGTGCCAGTCTCTGGCTCGTAGTGCAGCAACGCGCGCAGTTCCTCTACGGTCATCTCATCCTCTCAGAATCTTGCGGATATGCTTCCCGATTCGCTCACGGTCAGCCTCGCGCCCCCACGGCGGAGGTGCGTCGTGCGCCTCGGCTCGGTAGGACTCGGACAGGTACTCCGCCGACAGCCTGCGGATGAGCCGCAGCTGCCACGGCGGCAAGGCCAAGCCGCTGCCCTCCTGCCACGCCTGGAGCTCGCCCCAGGACAGCGCCGCGGCGCCCCCTGCCCCGCCCGATACCGGACCAGCATCAAGCAGGTACTCGACTATGAAGGTGGCCTCCGGGTCGATGTCAGGGAGGTCTGGCTCCACCCCGGCATCGACCCTCATCTGCCATCTTGAGATCCGCGCCGGGAGCTTCTTCGGCGGGTCCTTCAGGGTACTCGGCGGCGGCTGCGGAATCGCGTGCCACCACGCCAATGCCCGCACATACGGGCTCAGGGCTTCGGCGAGCCCTTGCTGAAATTCGCCCACTCGCCGATGTGCTTGGCCACCTGCTCGGCAATGAAGCCGATGGTGGTGTCGGCGTACACGGCACGGTGCAGCGCCTCGCCCTTGAGGCCGTCGTACTCGATGTTCGGCGAAAACTCCTTGGTGCAGCCAGCAAGGAACTCAGCCTGCTCGCGCGCCTTTTCCTCGGCGCTCTGATCCATCTTGCCCTTCTTCTTGAGCTTGTCGATCATCCGGTTCGACTGCGCCGCCTGCGCCCGAGCATAGGATTTCGACCCCGGCCCATAGACCGTGATCGTCATCGGCGCACCGTCCTCGCCCTTCATGGGCGCATCGTCAGGGCCGAGCAATGCAATGATGCTCGTTTCTTCCACCGCGAACGTGCGGATGTCCACGCAAACCTCCTATGGTTGTGGTGCTGCTATTAGGCCGCGACCGTCGACACGATGCCCTCGCCGTCGCTGGTCACTGTCAGTTCGAGCGTGATGCTCGCGCTGCGCATCGAATCTACGCTGGTCGCCGACTTCTTGAACGACATGACCTTGGCTTGGAAGTAGTCCGCGTCCCCGCCCTGGTACATCACCCGAAACGAGTAGTCGTTGTCCGAGGCGAGCGCGGCGGCGACGATCACCTGACCGGCGTCGTCGTTGTCGAGGGCGAGTTGCAGCGTCTTCGAGCCCTCGTTGAAAGAGCCCTTGAACTTCTGCACGCCGCGCGAGGCGATGGGCATGTGCGTGACGAGCGCGTACTCCCGCCCGTGCTCGCCGCCGTCGGTGATCTCGCCAATCACCGTCCAGTCCATGCCGGTGTCCTCATACCCAGCCTCGTCGAACGTCACCGGCTGCTCGGCGGCGATGCTGATTACGGTCCCTGCTACAGTTTCAACAACGGATGCCATGATGGTTTCCTTTCACAGTGGTACTACGCAGATTTCCAACGAACGAAAAAATCACGACTCCCAGAGTAGAGCGCAGCGGCTACATCGGCGAGGTCAGGGCCTTCGATATCGGGGAGGATGCTGTCCACCGTCACCCCGTTGATCGTCCCGCGCTGATTCGGACACGCGGCAAGCACCAGAGCGAGGATCGAGCGCAGCGTCGGGTAGCCGCCCCCGGCCGGTTCGCCCTCTGGTCCCTTCACCAGCACCGTGACCTGCACCCGCTCTGTGTGCATCCTGCTCCCCTCGGTCATGGCCAGGGTCAGCCGCGGCACGCTAGACACCTGCGTCACCTGGATCGCGGGCAGGACGGTATTCAGCGGCAATTCACCCGCCATGATCCGGGTCGCGGGGACCACGGCGATCAGGCCAGCGTTCGTCGCCAGTTTGCTGCGGATCACCGCCACGCCGCTCACTTAGCGTGCCACCCAAAGATTATTACCAAACGCGAAAGCCAGATCGCGACACCAAATCTAAAGAACCAAATTGCAGGCGGCTCTTCCCTTCTCTCGGTGAGAAACATGGCGCATGCGTTGCGATCCATAATGTCCCTCATGCTCACTTCCCCGATAGGTCTATGGCAATGCCGCAGCCGATAATTCTCGCCGCCAACAGCAGCAGCCGCATGCCTACCCACAATCGAAGCTTATGCAAGCCAGAACAGTTGAACTGAACTTCAAGCGTGGTATGCGCCATTACATCTCCCATACTGATAGGTTTAGCTTTCATTCGTCGCCGTCCAGCTTGATGTGGGCGGTATCGAGCCCGTGCTTTTTGGCGAGTAGCGCGCGCATGTGCGCCGCCATCGCCTGCACCGCCGCCTGCGCCTTGGTGTCCATCGCCGGGCGCATGAACGGCCGAGCATCGATTCCCGGGTGCTCGACCGACTTCATAAACAGGTTCCCGATTTTCAGCCACCCGCGCAATCGCGCCGCGATGTTGTGCGCCCTGACCCCATACTCGAGCATGTGGGCATAGAAAACGGTCGCCCCCGTCTTCTTGTTCCGCCCGCCAGCGCGGATGTACGACATGACCTTGCCGCCACGCGCCGACGTACCGACCCTGATCGAGTCGCGAAGCGCCCCGGCATATCCGCCATAGAGCCTGCGGTTCTTCTCGCTCGGCGGGCCTACGGGCGCCCGCGCCTTGGCATCGTTTAGGATCAGCTTTGCGCCCTGACGCATCGACGAGCGCATTACGTTCCGCTCCAACTTCACAGGCAACTGGTCGAGGAACTTCTGCAGTTCCGATAGGCCCTTTACGTTGACGAGTTCTGCCATCAGCTTGAGAACCTTTCGAGCACCATCTCGATGTGCTCTTTTCTCCCGCCGATATCCGCCGGCCCGCCGACGATCTGGTAGATGACGCCGCTATCCTTGTGCACGGTCACCCTCATGGACGAGTCGATGTCATCACGCCAGCGCATCCGCAGCCGCGTCTGGTTCCGCGCCACGGCGAGGCCCTGCGTCACAGCCTCCGACCGGCTCGGCAAAGCGTCCTGCACCTCGGCGTGGAACCGCTCCGCCACCACGGGCGACCCTGACCCGACCAGCGGCACCCACGTAACGATGGGTGTTCCGAAAACAGGGTCCTGAGTGACGGACTTCTGCTCGATGGTCACTTGGCAGTTCGGCATCCACTTCACGCGCGCTGCTCCTCGTTCCAGAGGGCGAGCGCGGCGAGAGAATCACCGGCCACACGCCCCGCGTGCTGGCACAGCAGGCAGATGTAGCGCCACTTGCCCGGCTCCACGATCTCGTGGAAGCCCGGCCCGCCGCAGCCCTTGTGCCGCTCCACGCCGCGCGCTTTATCCATGCAGCAGCGCCCAGCCATGTGAGAAGTCGCGGCAGAAAGCGAAGGCG